CTGAAATGCTGGAGTGATTCCTGAAGAAGTTGCGGCTAACAATTTGCTCCACATCTATTTCAGCAATGCGCTTTAATTCGGCAATACATTCTTCCGCACCCCAGTCTTCCATAAATTTAGAAACATCTTCAGACAGAGGTACTTCGGTATGATTAGCACGAACAATTAACTTTTGAGCGTTGGGGTCTGTTTTGGCAATACCACGCAGAAAACCTGCTTTGTTGGTTACCGTCTTGATGCTAATGTCTAACACTTTGGCTATATCTGCCATCGTTGGGTAATTGCTAACATCGTTATAGATACTAATGAATTCGGATACATCGACTACTTTAGCCATAAAAGCCTTATGGGTTTATTATAAGTCATTAGTGACTTATTAAATTAACTGCAAATTGCCTATAAAAAGGGTTGTTGTAGACTCTATACCTGAAACTGAAATGGCTGACTCTATGCTTACTTTAGCCGCATTGGCGAAATCTCTTACCGCATCTATGTAAGAGTGCATGGTGGTTTTAGCGGTTTCATCAGATTCACGTTCAATGTTGAGCTGACGGTAGATAGGATACGCATCTAATATTTTCATAGACGCAAGCCCATTAATTGTATTTGTATGTTCTACCTTTTTTGTCTCTAAATACCCTTCAGGCTCTTGCCACATTAAAGTAGTCACATCAAATACATAATCATCATTGGGGCTTTTAGAGTGCTTAACCCACTCATTCGTATAGTGCCATTGAGTATAGAATTCTTCGTCAGATATATTTTCCGTTAGTTTATTTGGGGAAATTGCAATACAGCCACCGTAATCAACATTTTCTTCATAAACGGGCGTTATGGTCAACACTATTGAGTGAACACACCTTGTTTTTGAATTTATTAATATTGCTTTATTCATGTTGTTCCTAAGTTTGAGATAATCTACAAAATTGTATTCTTGCGGTTCCAGTTCTTCCAACATAAACACCGATGGCATCTATTTGATTAATAGTGCTAAAACTATCCACTGTACACGATAATCCTGCTTTTGCTATTTTGAAAGTGTTTTCACTTTGTCTAAAAACTTGATAGGTATAAACCATATTTGCAACCTCATCATAACGCCCTAAAGAATTGATACAAAAATAAGGCTCACCTGGGGCTGAATCTATTGCCATGGCAGGCACGACAACTGTTGCAGGTATAGGTGGTAAAGTTGTTGTTGATAGTATGTTAAGCACTTCAACTGAACTCGAAAGATGTAAACTGCCATCTGAATTATACGTTTCCAAACCATAACCTGTTCCTTGTGGTATCCCAGCCGTTGTGAGATCAACTACAGGTGTTGCGTAAGCCACTTTAACAATGACGGGAGATTCCGCACTGGTAACACCTATATCATGAGATACCCATCTATTGGTTAATCCACCATCAAACCCATTATATGAAGCTAAATTACTTCCAAATTGATTATAATAGGTCATACAGCTACCTACAGGTATAGATACAAAAATTAATGAAAATGTTGACGCAACAACTGGTTGCTGTAACCTACCTAAATAAGTTTGCCAAGCGTTAACACCATAACGAGGACTACCTACAGGTATTGTTGTCGCTGAACCAGTCAGCAATGTGGCACAAGAAAGTGTTACTTTTTTAGTGACAATATAACTTCCTGGGTCTTCGGTGCTATAGCACAAGACATTGTTAGAATTTTTAATATTAAACCCATAAGCCATTAAATACCATCCCCATAAATAACTAATAATCTATCGTTATACCAAGGTGAATATGTTGTATTTTGATCCCCAACCCAAACACTTATTGTATTTCCTGATACAGACCAATCAATATTATCTTCGTATTTATAACTGCTTGGTCCATAAAACAAACCCGTAGCTACGCCATTAGTCCGCATGACTCTTCTTATATCAAATTTATAATTATTTGCAGTTAATCCTGGATAAGATGCTGAAACAACCCACGCATTAAAAGCACCTGGGTTTTTAGCAACCCAAGCGCCTGTATTTTTAAGCAATGGTATCATTGCAACAACTCTCATTTGGCTACCATCTTGATGAAATCTAGTTATACCATTACCATCTTTAACACTAATTCCATAACTCATGCTAAATTACCTAATTTCACCCTTAAATACCCAAGTGAATCATAAACTCTTATGTTGTTGGCATCCATTATCATGCCTGGGGTAGTTACCGCTCCAAAGGAATAACTGCCCGTCAGGGCAATGGAGCCTATTTGAGCCGACTGTATAGCAGCGGGTCCTATATATGTGCTGATATTAGCTGCTGTCATTTGCGGAACATCCCACGCCACGCCCTGTATGCCTTGCGGACCAGTTGCTCCTGGAGTACCAGCTTTAGCTTTAGCAAGGCTAAACACTTTAGATACTGGAGCAAGATAAGGAATATATTTGCCTGAAGCCGCACCTGTTTTACACATTGCACCCCATACATGAAATACTACGCCAGCAGTTAAATTGGCACCATTCATGTTTATATTCCAATCAAGGAAATTCCTTGATAAGGTAGTTGTTATTGTATTTTCAAACCTAACCCACTTATCAAACACAGTATAAACAGTTCCACCGGCAGCCTCAGCATCGGCAAAATCATTACCAACATTCCAATTATTAATTCCAGCTTGAGTGGGTACATATACATAAGTGCTGACTGAATATTGACCAGCGGGGAATGTTTTATTCCCTTTTCTATAAAATAAAACTAAACCAGCATTAGCTGTTATTTTCTTAGCTGTTAATGCTCCATTAGGTGCAGGTATAGTTGATGTGGCAACTACAACTCCAGTATTACCTAAAGCTGACGCATCATACCAATCTTTAGCAGCGTCAAAGGTTTCACTGCCTGATAGAATATTAACCTGAGCAGAGGCAGATCGTGTTGCGGTAATAGTTACAGTACCACTATCGGCAGCTAGGGCAGTAACAGTAGCAACTGCACCAGTGATAGTGGAAGTAGCATTACTATCAACCTTAGCATAAGTCCAGTTCGCTGAGTCATCCACAGCACCGTTATAAACAGACATAGTGGATACCGCACTGAAAACACCAGTAACACCCTCATTATCGGCAGGAATACTTTGGTTTTCATTGGATAACACAGCAACGATATTATTGACAGAGTCAATACCACTAGAGCCATCAGTAACAATAGTTATAACTTCTTCATCAAGTAATGTAGTAACACCACCAGCTAAATAAGCTCTCACTCTTACAGTTTTAGCTGTTACAGGTATTATATAAGCTTTAGAACTTTCATCAGCGGAAGAGGTATAAACATCGGTATAGGTCGTACCATCTGGCGAGGTGGCTATTCTAAATCTACCAGCATAAAGAACAGGTGAAGCTGTTCCAGTGGTTTTATAAATTTTCGCTGTACTGCTTGTGGGCGTTAATACATTTAAAACACTTTTGCTTATTACAGAAGAGGATAAACTTAAGGCATAGTTAGAAGCCTCAGCGCCATCTGTGCCTTTAACAACATATAGCGTCCAGTAAGTGTTAGCGGTTATTGGGTACACAGGTGTTAAAATAGAAGCACTTGAGGTGTGAACCTCTACACAAGACCAGCCATAGCCAAGAGTATCTATTACGATATCACCCGTTACATAATCTCTTCCTGTATCCCAATTACCTTTATAGACATTTCGCGTTGCGCTTAGGTCACCAAGATAAGTGGTTAAAAAGTTTACCGGCTCTTGATAAACGCTAGGTGTTTTTAAATCACCAACTTGCGCTTCCAACATGATGCCATCAAACCAAACTGTCGTGCCTGTGGCATGACTGTCTATTCTAAGTAAGCAAGTTGTATTGGAATCTGCGGTTAAATTTAAAACGCCATAGATTCTTGTCCAAGTATTTGCTGGAATTGTCAATGTACCATAAGCTGCATTTCCATCATAACCAGCAGTGCCATAATAAGCACTTGGAGTGTAAACACCTAAGTGAATCCCCGCAGTTCCCCAAACTGGAGCAGCGATAACTGTGCTACTGTAAACGTATCCAGAAATGATCCATTTCTTATTAGGTTGTATATTGGTTGTGTAACCTGTAGCACCATTCCAATAACCCCCAATTCCAGTTGTCACTATCTTTAACGACTTAGTGCCAAAGTATCTTGCGGTTGCATCTTGACTCAGTGTTCCACTACCATGAAGTGAAAATGGCGGTAAAGTGGCTTCTTCAAAAGTAGCAAATCTTGGATCTAATATATTGACCCCAGAACCACCCAGTTGACTGATGGTGGCATCAGCCGTTCTGACCCATGCTGCCGACTTGTAGATATAAACAGCACCAGTAACATAACCTGCTAAAGTTGCGCTAACATACCAAACATCGCCCTCATTTGGAGTTGTGGGAACAGTAGCTTGACTATAGACTAAAGTTTTAGTAGCTTTATTAGCCGCCTTATCTGTGCCGCCAATATTTGACCAATCTAACGCATTACCTGATGCTAAAATAATATTACCAGCGTTATCCCTAATGCTTAAACCTCTGCTATCAATCTTATCGGCTGTGATCTTGGTGATATAAGCGTTATCAATATAAACACCAGCTGGAAACACACTGCCGTCTATTGTAGTGGGCGTTGTCAATACTGAAAAGGGTACGATAGGTGCAGATGCCCCTGGTCCAGCAGGGTTGGCTATTGAAAACATATCTGCTCTAATGGCAAATGATGATGTAGTAACACCATTTGTGGTGTCACTTGCTAAACCAAAGCCAGACACATAACCATTGACATCAATCTTAACCGTATAACTGGCATTCAAATCGCTGATGTTGGTTTGCGCCGCAACTAATGCCTGATTTGACGCTCCTGGAGCATTTCTACCAACAGCTAGCCAATCAATACTAAAGCTATCACCCGATGCCGTTGTGCTACCAATATCTAATCGTAACTGTGTTACTGGATTGATTGCAGTTGTCGCCATCCACGCACTCACATCTTTCAAGTTGAACTCAAGAAGTGCGCTACCGCCTATAACATTGAATCCAGCAGGGATGGTTATCGTCTTTGCCAATACCCAACCACCTGTTGTTTTATAATATAGTGACCCAGCCCAGCCAGTTGTTCCCGCCAATCTATTAACTTTAGCTTTAATGATTGGATAAGTGCCCCCAACAATGGCTAACCCTGCTGGTGAAATTAACTGTGGATTTGCCGCCGTTGATGTGATTGTTACTGAACCAGTGTTTACCCACGTTAAGGTTGCATTAACAGCCGTCCAACTTTCGGCTGTTGTTGTGTAATACCATGTTTGAAATTGGTCAAAGCTATCTTCAGCTAGACTGAGACGGGTACCTAGCTCTGCGTTTAAAGCGGAAGAGCCTAACATGCCGTTAAGCGTTGTTACCATCGCTCCCGCTTCATCTAAAGTGGATGCTGTTACATGCAGTGATTGCAATGACTCGTTGCCTGACGTATCAACTGTTTTTATCCAAAAGTAATACGGTGTTGAGGCAAAGTTAAGACCAGAAACAAGATAATTATCAGCTTTTATAGAGGTTAATAAAGTTGCCGCTGACTCAACATCGCTGGTAGCACTCCAGCGAATATTGACACGATCAAAATCAATGTCCATATCGACTGGGTATGTCCAGCGTAATTGTATAGAGCGTATCAACGATGTCGCTGTGAAGGTTGCAACAGCTTTAGGTGGTATGGATTTTCCAGCTATTGTCAATGTTCCTGTAATGGGTGTTGTCCAAACGCCTAATAAACTAAGTCCAGACACCTTGACATCTAGGATATCATTTTGAGCTAACCCCTCAACATCAAAAATTGGCACATTAATTTGTCTGTTAACCCAATTACCTTTGCTAGATGCCGTTGTAATACGATAGGAGATTGTGTAAACGGAAGCTTGCCCCTCCCATGAGACATGAACCTTACTGCCTATGATACCAGGGGCAATGAAATAGGTACTTTCTTCTAAATGCAAATTGGTTAGAACCGTCACATAAGGTGGTGTTATGGATGTTTTTGGCTTAGTAAGGAGTAAGCCAGATTCAATTGCTCCATATTTACTTGGGTTATGCTCAACGGCTGATACTATAAATTGATCTGCATGTTTACCATCCTGAGCAACTGCAAGAACTCGCGCAAGCATAGGTACAACTTCATCACTCAATACGAACAGCGCATTATCCAAAGGCAATGTTGTCAGTGCTGTTGTCCAAGTCAAAACTGTAAAACTTCCTGCTGTTTGTGCAATAACACGTTCTGCAAATGAACCATCAGGCATCGCAAGAAAGATTGATATGGACGCAACTGCTGTTAAGCCACTTCCTAATGATAATGTTACAGGTGAGTCAAGCGTTACAGAGGTCGATGTAGATGATAAAATACGCCCACCTGCGCGTTTTCCCGCCTTGAATGCATCACTGATCCTTACTATTTCGCCAGGAAATAAAAGTGACGAATCCAATCCAACAGTGAAGTTAATGACGTTTGATTCATACTTTTCCGTGTAAAGTATCCATCGACCCACGCGTTGTGCCTGACTTCGACTAGAGCATCCAAATGCAACAACATCAAGCTTTTTAACACCCATTGCTGATTTTATTAAGTCACTGTCTTCTACATACTCAACACGCTGTTTGTAGTTATAATCAGGGTCATTCCATGTGACATTAACAACACTATGTCGATCTTTTCTTGATGAACTGGCATAGCTAAATTCACCATTGACCACATTAGCCTGATTAAATACCATTGATGGGGTCGCTGGAGAGTCTTGCCTAAAGCAGACCATCCCACCACTCCAATATGCCATCCCTCTAAAGGTTGATGTTATATCTGATATAATCTTGTAAGCTTCTGCCTGTGTTTGAATTTGCGTATTGATTGAAAAACGTGGCTCATAACCGCCAAATCCGTCGCTAACCAACTCGTCACAATATTTGCCAATGGTGTAAAGCATTGATTTATCTATCATTGATGAACTTAGATAATTACCAAGTCCATAACGTGTACTGGTTAATAAATCATACAATATCCATGCTGGGTTACTTGATATGGCAGTAGTAAATCCACCATTCCATATACCTGTATAAACCCCTGTTGTTTTACCACTTGCATTAACGCCTAAATTATTAGGAACCTGTATATATAAACCGTTAACAAGATAAGCTCTTTGCGGAACGCTTGAAAATACAGTAGGGTCTATGCCAACGGTAACTAGTGCAGAATTTGGGTAATTTAGCTTTGCATCAGTTAGCTCAACATAGCTACTTAGATAGGTCTTATTAACAACGGCAGCCGTTGTACTGTCGGCAGTTATTCTCCTCACTCTAATAACATAGCCAACATTTGCATTTGGCAATGTAAGTACCGTGCTTCTTTGGTACTTGGATTTTGTCTTTCCATTTATTACTACCGCACTTCCTATATCTACAAAACTCGCTCCATCAACTGAGATTTCAAATGAATAACTTACCTCAGATCCGCTAATGTCACCTGTCGTTTTATTCTGAGAAAACAAGCCTCCAATACTGACAACAATACGAACACGATCAACATTTAAATTGGTTATTGAAAATGTCTTAGGGGAGATATTTGTAATCTCAACATCCCCCATACTGTAGGGCGTTTCAATGCTTGAGAAGCCAGCAATAACACTTTGATTAGGACTTCCATCTCTTGAGTCAAACGTGGTATTTTCAAAGTTGTACTGACCAGACTCGCTTAATAAAGCGGTGTTATTTAGAAAGATTGACTTAGCGCCATTAACTAACCCACCTATCTTCCCTTCGCCAATCAAGTCTATAATAGATATGTTAGATTTTGATTGTAGCGTATCAGATGCTTCAACGGCTTGTCTTGGCGCACCACCGCCACCTTTGCCACCACCGCCACCACCTGACCCTGCTATAACAGGAAAGCGATCTCTGTGACCGCCATTGTGAACACGAATTCCATCTGCTATAAAGGTGTGATAAGGCTCTACAGTTAGATTGTAAACAACCCCTCTGCCGATAATCTCTTTGCTTTTAATAGGCAGCAAGTGACCCATGCCGCTAACAACGGTATCGTGACCTGCAACTAGGTTTTGTATTTCAGCGAACGCATTATATTGATTTAATACCCAGTGATTGGGTGTGATAAAAATCTCACCATCCCAAAACTTTACCCGCATAATGGGCTGTGGGTCTGTGTGAATGTGATGCTTGATAACCTTTGCGGTGTGAAGATCACCTCTTTCATCAAAAGCAAGGATTTCGTCACCTACTTTGATATCTTCAATTGCTATAGTTATTCCATTTTCTAACTGAACCTGAGTTCCCGCTCTAAAACAGCCGCCACCAGAACCTATAATTTTCTTCATAGCCATTATGCGTCATCCACTGTGAGTGATGCTGAGATTGGGTGTGAACCCACTAAACAAGTTCCATAAATTAATGATACTGGAACACCCTGTGCGGTTGTATTGGCTGGACCATTAAAATAGTAGGAAGTTTTATCTACTCTTGATGATGCATCTATAGCGTTTGTCTTTGGTACAGGGGTTAACAAGGCAACAACCCCCTGAGCTATCATTGCGACAGCACCAATACCTACTAGAATAGCCGTCCCAACTGAGATAAAGTGATACTGCTGTAAGACTACAGCCGCAATGATAATAACTACCCCTAATATTATTGCTCCAAACTTTCCACTACCCATTAGAACGGGTGTGAATCTTATGCTGACTATTTCGCCATTCATAAATAGCTCTTGTTCATTGATTTCACTAATAACACCATTACCGTATTCACAAGTGACTTGATAACCTTCATAAACAGTCGCGTGATCCCTAAGCCAGAATAGAAAGCTAGGCTCATTGCAGCTAATCATACGCAAAGCCTCAGCGGGGGAGTTAACACACAAATCCCAGCGTTTGCCAAACTTCTTGCCCATCGCACCATCTAAAATTACTGCTGTAGTCACTCTGCTTTCTCCATAAATGATTGATGACGTAAATGATATGTTGTGTGTTTTTGGTAAAAGCCACCACCGTAGACATCTGTTCTTGACAGACGACCCATACAATGATGAAGAATTCTGTCATCGCCTATATAGACAGCGATATGGTCGGTGACAGTGGGTGATATCTTTATTAAGAACAAGTCGCCATCGATTGCTTCTTCATCTAGTAGCGATACAAAGCCAGCTTTCTTATAACTATCCACCAACATATTGATACCTTGCTGTTCCCAGTCTAATAACTCAGGATAGCCTTCTGCTCTAAAATCAATAGTGATGGAAAATTCTTTCTGATAATAATCTCGTGCCAGTGTGAAACAGTCTTTGATACCGTAGATATAAGGTCTTTCTAAGTAACCTTCTTTAATATCTTGAGGGGCAACATGCTCAATCTCACTAAAGACAAACAACCCATCATCGTTTGAATGAATAGCGATGATGAACCAATCAACACCTGTTGCGTTACATGCCGCAATATCAGTCATAGAGGGTGCTGACGACTCATTTACATGTGAGTGCCATATACCATAGATATCGCCACTATCGATGTGCTGACGGTACTCTTCTGTTGCTATGACAAAACGGCGTTCTGGTTGATCGGCAACATTTTCACAGCGTATCGCAACAAGCTTTTTCCCTAATTTTGTGATAACACCACAAGACTCTTTTGGGTAATCCTGTTCTGCGAATTGTTTAATAGCAGATTCAATCTGCTTACCTAGCTTAGCCATATTGCATGGCGCCTGTAGCTAAACAACTAAGTAAAATTTTTGAATCACCACTTGTATCAACATTTTTCTTAAATCTTCTTCTAAGAGTTGTTTCTGGAATAGATGTCAACCTAGCGGCTTCTGATATTGTTACGTTTTCGCCATTACTAAGAAAAACATAAACATTATTTCTTTTATTTTGGGCATTTTGCATTGAAGATACCCATCGACAGTTTCCAACTTCATAGTTACCATTATTATCTATACGATCTATGCTATATTTGATAGGAGCTTCGCCCATATCTTTTAAAAATATTTCAAAATTTCTCCATGAGTCGCTAACGTTAATCCCTCTCTGCCCATAATCTTTAAAGCTTTTATTATTTATATTGGTGCATCTTTGAATCATTCCGTCCCAAATTTTGTAAGTTCTTGTTTTCGTCATTCCATGTGTTTTATTTTTTGAACCATTGAGTGAAGAAGATGTTTTGGCATTACATCCACACGAAGTTGTTGCTCCATTTTTTAAGTTAGCAATGTAAACACTCTTCTTAAAAGAACCACAATCACACGAGCAGTCATATAAAGTAGTACCTTTACTTCCCACAGAGTCAGAAATGGAATCAATGGTTAAATTTCCAAATCTACACCCAACATAAAAAAGTTTATTTCTAATTCTAGTCATCTCATCATCCGTATTGCATTGCGCCTGGAAACCCACCATAAGGCAATACTGCTGTTGTGCCAAATCGTGCTTCGCAAGACGTTAAGCGTTTACCGCAAGCATCTGTCGCTAAGGTATAAACTTGCGTATCAACAGCGTTAAATAACTTTGCCCCTACCGCATTGGGATTATAGCCACACTCTGCCCCAGTGTACT